AAATATCGGATATGTGCTGTGTAAAAATGAAAGAAGAACCGCTAATAAAATGGCAAAAAGAGAACAATAAATCTATAGCAATTATAGGAACAATGAGAGAAGAAGGTGGAAGGCGTAGCAATTTAAACTGCATTGTGATGAATGGAAAAAAGATAACAAGATTTCAACCTTTAGCTCCCTTAACAAATGACTGGGAAAATTGGTTTATCGAAAAATATAATATTTCTATATCCGATATATATAAACCACCTTATAATTTTAATAGAACAGGCTGTAAAGGATGCCCATTTGCATTAAATATTCAAAATGAATTAGATACATTGGGGAAATATTTTCCTAACGAAAGAAAACAATGTGAGATAATATGGAAGCCTGTATATGATGAGTATAGGCGGTTGGGGTATAGGTTAAAGAAGGAGGTTGAACAATGACAAGAGAAGAAAGACAAGAAGCAAAAGCACAGCTTGAAAGAATAAGTAAAAATCTTGCGTCAATCGGTGAATCCGTTGATTATACAGAATTTGCGATTGAAGCATTAGAGCAAGAGCCTTGCGATGATTGTATCAGCAGACAATCATTGCTTGACCGTATCAACAAAGCAGAAGAAACTTTTAAATACGACCACATAGAGAGTATATCAAGCTGTGATGAAGATCCTTTTGTTGATGGTGTATTGAGTGCAGTATTCAGCATACGACAATTGATTATAATGGAGGAAAGTGAGGAATTATGAATAAAAGCATTAAGGTAAGAGATTTGTACAAAGAACGTGCAAAGTATAGTGACATTGAACCTGTCGAAATGGTGGACATTGATGATGATGTTGATACTTGGTATGGAATAAGCTCGATGGTTATTACAGAGAAGCAGGTGGAGGAATTGAAAAATGGCAAGGCGATATATTTCACCGATGGTGAATACGGAAACGTCATCGTGTTAGACAAGCGGTTGATAGAGCAAGAGCCTTGTGAGGATGCGATAAGCAGACATGCGGTGCTTGAAACGATTGATAATAGAATTGAGCAGTTAAAGAGGGATGTAAATGAAATAAACAAATCCTATTCTCATTTAAGTTTTGCAGAGGGTGTACACGATGGTTATTGCAGATTGAAATGTGATTTGCGAATTTTACCACCTGTCACACCACAGCCGAAGATAGGGCATTGGAATAATCATCAGATAGCGTGTATGCTTGCGGATTTGTTTGGTGACGCTTGTGCTTGCAACTATAACGGTATTGATGAGTGGTTAAGTGAACTATGTGACTTCAAAGATACTTGTTGTCCAAATCCTGTTGGTGTTGCTTGTTGGGAGCAATTTCTTAAGCATAGAGCAGAAAGTGAGGAAGAAAAATGAAAAACCAATATGAGATTGATTATCAACAAGGTTATGATAATGCCAATGAAGAATGGTTAAAAAACTTGACAAGATAAGAGCCGAGATATTAAAACTTGACGATATCAACCCTGATTATCCTATGGATAGAACAATACATATAAGCAGAAATGATGTATTACAGATTATCGACAAGTACAAGACAGAAAGTGAGGAATAAAAAATGGATCTAAACGCAACAAGAGAAGAATTTGAAAATCTTGATTACTTTAACCCAACGATTGACTTTACTAGTGTTGTAATTATACCAACAAAAGACTTGCATGATAGTGGATATAGATGCATGAAATACGCTTTAATAAATAAAGGTGAAGTTGTGGGGTGCATCGGTGGCGGATGTGATGTCATGCACCTTAATGGTATCGGCGGATATGGAAAATATGGTACATATGCGTTTGATATAGCACATAAAGGCAACATTACAAAAAGAATAGCATGGTGTATTGATTGTTTGCCGAACGGATTAATAAGGTTATTTTGCGACCATAAACTTGACACCGATAATATTATATGTTCTGATTTTAGTTTATACATAAAATGAAAGCGAGGAAATAAAAAATGAAACAAAAATATAAATACTATGAATATATTAATAATTACATATTGACATATGATACTGCTATAATCCCAAGCACATACAGAGAACTTACACATATAATAACATTTAGTGCGTGTACTATGGATGGAGATATTTACTACTACTTTATAGACACATTTAATAAAAGCGCAACCATGCAGGAACTAAGCATTATATCAGTTAATAACCCTATAGGCTGCACAGCAGATTTTAACGAATTATTTAATATAATAGATGAAGAAGAAAAATCACATAAAAATGACAACTTGTCTCATAGTGGGGTATATAATCACATCTTAAAAAGATTTAATAGAGGGTTATAAACATGTTAAATAAATTAATTAATATGGGCTTTAAAATAATAACAATATGGTTTATAATCATACTAATAGTGGTATACGCTAACTAGTGCCCTATACGCTGGTTAGTTTATATAAAAATAAAATTATGAAAGAAATGAGGTAATAAAAATGAGTATTGCGAGTAAATTTAACAAGGGAACAGGAAAAAAATTTAATTTTGACATGGAAGGAAAGAACTTCACATATGTTAAGTTATCCGAACTCAATCCAGACGCAGTTTACACTGTTAGGATGCTTTACATTAACAAAAAGAGTAAATATGGTGATGCACCGTGTGCTGTGCTAGACGGTAATATTGTCAACTTACCTAAGCACACTTTAGACACAGTAAACGATATTATAAACTGCGCCGAAGCAGTGGATGCAATCAACAATGGCAAGTTTGGTATAAAGTCGGTGTCATATGAGAAAGACGGTAAAACATTATACTCTCCCGAGTGGGTTGATATAGACTAATAAAAAAGCCCGCTGTATAGGGCAGCGGGTGACTATTTTTTAAGGAGATAACAAACATGAATATACTGGGATCAATAGCAAAAGGTGTGCAAAAGATAGCATCCGGCATAGCAAAAACAGCGAAGCAGGCAGCACAAAAAATAAAATCAACAGCGAGCAAGGCAAAAAATAAAATTAAAAGTAAAAGAACAAAGGAAAAACCAAAGGAAGAACCCACACAAGAACCAGCACAAGAACCACAGGAAGAACCAACACAAGAACCAAGTGAAGAACCAAAGGAAGAATATCAAAAATATAATTATAATCAGTTAATAATATCAAACTTTATTAGTAAAATGCGCGAAATTGCTGATGAGGTTATATCAGAGCGAGAGAGCCGGAGAGATAATGTGAATTATTGGTATAATAGTTTATTAAACTTTATACAGCATCAGGATGAAGATGCACTTGCAGACTGCATTGAAGAAAATGCAGAAAGTTTGATAATGTATATTGAACGTTGTTTTTGGTCTTCAAATCAGCAGGCAAGCGCATATTATAACATTGTAATAACAATTATACGATCTCATATCGTAGGAGCGCGAACTTTAATAAATGAGAGTGTACAAGACACGCAGGATTTTTATTTTAATGAGGATATTTAAATGCTTAAATTTAATCAAGCAAGAAAGTATGTTGCTGATTTTGAAACAACTGTTTATGAAGGTCAAGAGTCTACTGAAGTTTGGGCGGCGGCAAGTGTACCATGTTGGAGTGAGGACGTATATGTTTTTAATTGTATAAATGATTTTTTAAGTTATCATTTTAAAAAGCCTGAAAATCAGATAATATATTTTCACAACTTAAAATTTGATGGTCAATTTATACTTGATTATTTACTAAAAAAGGGTTTTAAAATCTCCGGTGCTGATTTAAATCAAATTGAGTATGTAGACGAATTTTTTTATATAAAAGATTATAAAAAAATGCAAAATAAAAGCATTTACCCGCTAATATCGGACATAGGGCAATGGTATATGGTTGTAGTTAAAATTAATAATCACATCATAGAGTTTAGAGACTCTTACAAATTGCTACCATTTAAAGTTGCTGACATTGGCAAGGGTTTTAAGACAAAGCATCAAAAAACACTCATAGAATACACAGGAGAAAGACACGCAGGAGGGTTTATAAGTGAGGAAGAGGTAAACTATATAAAAAATGATGTTTTGGTAGTAAAAGAAGCACTTGAGCAACTTTTTGAAGATAATCATACAAGTCTGACAATCGGTTCCTGCTGCTTGAAAGAGTTTAAAGAAATATGTAAGCACTCAAAAAACCCGAATAACCCGCTAAGTCAGGGATTAACAAAGTATTCAGATGTATTTCCGGACTTGACACAAATTACAATTCCGGATGATTATGGAGCACAAAACGCTGATGAATATATCAGAAAGTCATACCATGGCGGTTGGTGTTATGTTGTTGACGGTGTTGAGGGTAAGGAACTAAAAGCACACGGATGCACAGCAGACGTCAACAGCTTATACCCTAGTGTTATGCACTCAGAATCGGGAAATGTGTATCCGTTTGGTCATCCTAAATTTTTTAAGTCGGAGATCCCCGACAAAATTATCAATAATAGTAATTATTATTATGTTGTACGCTTTAAATGTCGCTTTAAAATCAAAAATAATTTTTTGCCTTTTATACAAATAAAAAACAGTTTTTTGTATAAATTTAATGAGTACTTAAAAACAAGTGATTATTGTATAAATGGTGACTATACACGCTACTTATACAGAGACGGAGAAAAAGTTGACAGTATACAAGAATTTACAATGACTTGCAGTGATTTTAAGTTACTTTTTAAACATTATGATGTATATGATTTTGAGCTTTTAGACGGATGTTATTTTAACGCATTTTGTGGCTTTTTTGATGATTATATAAATAAATATAAAAAAATAAAGCAGGAGAGCAAAGGAGCAAAAAGAACAATAGCAAAGTTATTTTTAAATAACTTATATGGTAAGTTTGCCACAGGGGACAACTCATCATATCAAGTGCCGATTTTAGATCAGGACAATACGGTCAAATATTTTACTGTTAAAGAAAATGAAAAAAAGACCGGATATATTGCAGTTGGGGCAGCGGTAACCAGTTACGCAAGGAATTTTACAATTTCACACGCACAAGAAAACTTTCACGGTGCGAGTAAACCGGGGTTTAAGTATGCTGATACTGACAGCATACATTGTGACTTGCCACCTGATCAGCTGATTAATATAACTGTACATCCGACAAATTTTAACGCTTGGAAAATTGAAAATGAATGGGATAATGCAATTTTTGTCAGACAAAAAACATACATAGAACACACAATAAAAGAAGATGGCGAGGATGTTAAACCATATTATTTAATAAAGTGCGCCGGGATGAATCAGGAGTGCAAGGACTTACTTAATGCGAGTATAACACAAGATTTTAGTAATTTAGATTTAAGCAAATTATCGGAAAAACAAAAGGAATTTATAAAATTAAAAAGGACTTTAAAAGACTTTAAAAAGGGACTAGAAATTGAAGGGAAACTACTTCCCAAAAAAATAAACGGCGGAATAATTTTGATAAAAACAACTTTTAAAATGAGGTGAAAAAGACATGAAAATATTATATTATTTTTTAAGAGCGTTCGAGTCTATTTTTGGTATAGGTTGTATATTGATTTTATGTGATGAAACACCACACAATAACGATTTATATTGGTTTATAATCAATAAAATTATAGTTACAATTATATTATTTTTAGTAATATTTTTAATTGAATATGTAACTAAAATAATCAAACAAAAAGCTAAAATTAGAGATTAAGGCGGTGATGTTGTGAAATATAAAGGAGTTGAGGAGCTGGCAAGTGCTGTTATAAAGCAATCTTGTATGGATTATTTTAAATTAATAACTACACAATTTACTGTCAAGCGTGTATATAATAAGGATTTACACAGGTTTGAGAGTGATTCTGATTATTTAAACAGGTGTTTAATAAAAGCACGTGTTAAAGCTCATAAAATTAGAGTGTTAAGATCATGGTTTTTATCTGATGATTTTAATTTTTGGAGTGTAAACATAGACGGTAAAGCACTACTGCAAGAGCTTGACCGCAAAGCAAAAGCAGGCGAACAATTACATTTTATAGGTTTAAAATAATTTTAAGGTGTACATTTACTTGTACACCTTTTATTGCATTTATTATTAAAATATGTTAAAATAATGACGAAAGAGGTGATTATAATGTCTGATTTAGTAAATTTAATTAGTACAATGGGATTTCCGGTTGTAGCATGTCTCGGGATGGCGTACTTTTTTAAGTATGTTTTTGACAAAAATAGGGAAGATATTAACAGCCTGAGAGAGGTACTAAACAATAATACACTAGTAATACAAAGGTTAGTTGATTTTTTAAAAAATGAAGGTGATCATGATGATGAATAGTAAAATCAAAAAAGCCTATAATTACATCATTAGAAAGTGTGAAAATCCTAAAGTGGGGTACAGTCAGCAATACAGGGGCGCACAAATCGTTGATGGTATACAATACTTTGATTGTAGCAGCTTAATTTACTACGCATTAAAACACGCAGGTTTTACCACTGAGGACATTGGAACTTATCCATTTACCACATACACAATGAGGGCAAAACTTGAGCCGTTAGGGTTTAAAGTTTTGGACGCTAAAACAGCAAAATGGAAGAAGGGCGATATACTGCTCCGGTCAGATCATACCGAAATGGTGTATAAAGGCTTTTATACTATGGGCGCACATACAAGCCATAGAATATTATCAGACCAAGTAAGTATAAACACGCTCAAATCAAGTCCAAATAATTGGACATATATACTTAGATATAAACCTTTTAGATAATTTTAAAGGGTTTTATATAAAATAAATACAAAAGAGGTGAGAAACAATGAAGGAAGAAATTATTAAAAAGCTATCCGAATATATCGGAGAGGACACAAGCGAAGAAGCTATAGCACTACTTGAAAGTGTATCTGATGCACTTGATGTGTCAATCGAGGATAAGGAGCGAGAGATTGAAGAACTAAAGAAGGCTATCGAGGAACTCAAGCGCAAATATATCGAACGCTTCACAAATCCTGAATCAACTACAGAAACAGAAGAAATTGATGAAGATGAAACAGATGAAATTGAAATCAAAGAAAAGTTTGAAGAACTTTTTGACTAATCAGAAAGAGGTGATTAAAAATGGCTAGAAAAGTGGCAATTAATAATTTAAACGCAACAACACTCGATATTTTAAACGTTATCAGAGCAAACGCAAGCGCAGAGTATCAGAGTTTAGTACCTGTAGTTACTACAGAGCATGACGTCCCAAAAGTGGGTGAGGTAATACTTGGGCATCCAAGTTTTGCAAACCAGTTTCTGAATGCACTTGTTAACCGAATCGCATTCGTACGTGCTAAGTCAGCACTCTTTTATAATCCTTATTCAGACCTTAAAAAGGGCTTTTTGGATTATGGCGAAACCGTAGAAGAGGTTTTTGTTAACATTGCAAAAGCGCGTGAGTTTACACCTGAAAAGGCAAGCGCAAGGGAGTTTAAGAGAACTTTACCGGATGTGAGAAGTGCTTTTCACGTAATGAATTATCGTGTACAGTACCCTATTACTATACAGGAGTATGACTTACATCAGGCATTTTTAAACGCTGACGGTGTTACAGACCTTATTGATAAAATCATATCAAGCGTGTATACTGCTGCAGAGTATGATGAGTTTTTACTTTTTAAATACCTTATTATAAAGGGTGTAAGCAAGGGGCAGATGAAGCCAGTTAATGCGGGTGCTACTACAACAACAAGTGCAAAAGCTTTTAGGGGCACATCAAACAAGCTTACATTTATGTCACCTGATTACAATCAGTCAGGTGTACATACAGTGACCGCACGTGATGATCAGTATATTTTTATGTCAGCAGATTATAACGCAGAATTTGATGTTGAGCAGTTAGCAAGTGCTTTTAATATGGATAAAACTAACTTTTTTGGACACTTAAAGTTGATTGATAGTTTTACAACTTTTGATAATGACAGATTCACAGACATCATAGCAGGCTCAGACCAGATTGAACTTGTGACGGATGCAGAGCTTGCACTAATGGCAGACGTTAAAGCGGTACTTGTAGACGCAGAATATTTTCAGGTATATGATAATCATTTTAGGATGTCAAATACTGAGGTATCATCCGGTGAATACTGGAACTACTTCCTGAACGTTTGGAAGACTGCATCCACTTCACCATTTAGCAATGCTGTAGTCTTTGTATCAAACAGCGCAGATATTACTTTACCAAACACTGTTACTCTTAAGTGTTCCACAATTACATCTGATGCAAACTCAAATATTTACGCGTTTGATGTGGTTGAACCTACAGCACTAATAGGCGGAGTAGTTGAGTTTGTACAGACTGAAGATGCAACCGAAGCAGGTGTGGCAGTACAGAGATATGGAGCTGTTACAATACCTAATACAGCAACATCATTTACTGTTGATGTTAAAATTGGAGCGCAGCACTACACAGCAGAGTTAACACTTGCAGATATTGTTATTGATGCAGATATCACACTTAATAAAGTAGTGTAATACTCATTTAATCCTTTAAATAATAGATTTTATAAGGTGTACAGTTTATTGTACACCTTAATTTTAAAGAGGTGATTTAAATGTCAGCTTTTAATACTAGTATAACCCTTTTTAGAGGTGTACCACTTGATGATACATACAGTGTTGTTTTTTATGAGCAAAACATGGATTTTTATGGGTTTTTACTGCAAAACTTTACTTATAAAGATTATACAAATTATAGTCAAGTGCGGGATGATACTTTTAGAGTGTACATTGATTCTGAAACATCAACAAATACCGTTGATTATTTAAAAACTTTTAATTACATGAGCTTTAAAAATCATAATAACTATACTAACAATAAAAGATTTTTTGGATTTATTAAAAATGTTAAGTATATTAATGACAATTGCATTGAGGTTAGTTATATCGTGGACTACTGGCATACTTATATAAATAATATTACTTTTAAAGATAGTTATATCAATCGGTGTCATGCGTCAACGGATAATTTTGGAGATAATGTTATTCCAGAGCCGCTAACCTTTAACTGTGATTATAATTATTCAGGCAGTATTAAAGATAATATTATTAATCAGTACATGTATGTACTTGTTACAAACGAGGGTACAGGATCGCCGAATGAGCATGACGGAGTTTACAGCCCTTGCAAGTATAGTATATACCATGCAGACGCAGGAGGTGTGCAGGCTTTAACAGATATGATAAATAACTATAATATCACCCCTGATAAGATTGTCAATCTTTACCTTGCACCCTCTTTTCTTTTAGGTTGGGACTCATCCGGTGGAGTTACTCCGGTTATGGATTCTTTTGCTAATGGCTCAGACCCAACCAGTGCAATTGGTCAATTTAACCGTAATCACACAAGAACGGTAACTCATGCAAGTGCTCAAACAGTGCTTAATACCTTAAACTTACAAAATCAAAAGACTTTTACAGCACCTTTTTGCTTTTTTAATGTTAACAATGGCGGAGCAGGTCAATCAATGGATTTAAGATATGAGTATTTTGACAATGGCACACCCGAACTATATTTTGAAGCAACTTATGTGTCACCTGTAAAGTGCGTATGTAAACCACATTCTTATAAGGGGTACAGCTCCAACATAATGCCAAATGAGTCAATATCTTTAGATAATTATCCCACTTGTGCATATCAGAATGACGCATATATGAACTGGCTTGTTAATGCAGGTGTTCCGATAGTAGCGCAAGGTGCGTTATCCGCTGCAGGCGGTGGCGGTGTTGGTACTACAGTTACAAGTTTTGCAGGTGGAGCATATAAAGCACTTAATAGCGCACCGATTTTAAGTGGTAATGTAAACTCTGGTAATGTTAACGTAGCACATAAAGAACAGACTTTTTACACAGCTTGCAAGCACTTGCCTGTTGAGGTGCTAAAAAATGTTGACGCATTTTTTACCCGGTACGGTTATCAGCAAAATACTATTTTAAGACCAAATTTAAACGCAAGACAAAAATACACATATATACAATCAGACAATATCGAGTTTATCGGTCCATTATCAAACCCTGCTAGGTTAAAAATTAAAGATATTTTTAAAGCAGGTGTGACAATATGGTTAACAAGCGCATATAATAATTTTGGAGATTATTCAACTAACCCTATATAAAAGGAGATTTAAAGAGATGAAAAGAAGATACAAACACTTAGATTTTTTTGATGAAAGCGCAAGAACTATACTAGATTATTTCTATTACTATTTTAACAGACTGAAAGAACTTGCGATATCACGTTTTGAATATGAAAATATGCCACTTACAGTTGATACAAGATATTTAGAGCTAAAAGTTTTTGAAAATACAAAAGCGTTATTTTTTAAAGATGATATACTTGGATTTTTAACACTTGCATATGCTGACGGAGGCCGGCTTGACATTTACGGGAATAGCATCAAAAGACGAGCATATGCTGACAATGGGTATCATATCAACCGGGATAATACTAATAGCGTAATCATATACGATAATTACTTGCGCAGGTCAACATATAATGATATTACTATTTTTTCAAAAAAATTAGCTTTACTTGATCATGTTATAAATATAAATGTAAATGCTCAAAAAACTCCAATATTAATAACAGCGTCACAAAATGACCGTCTATCAATGCTTAATTTATATAAGGAGTATTCAGGTGGAGCACCTGTTATTTTTGGTGATAAAAATCTAAACCCTGAATGGCTCAAAGTATTAAACACGCAAGCTCCATATGTTGCGCGTGATTTATATGAATTAAAAATAAACACATGGAATGAAGCATTGACCTATTTAGGTATCTCCAACGTATCTATACAAAAGCGTGAAAGAATGGTATCTGATGAAGTTACAAAAAATTTAGGCGGAACGATTGCAAGCCGAAATAGTGCATTAAATTCCAGACAGTATGCAATAGAGCAAATTAATAAAATGTTTGATTTAGATATAAAAGTATCATTTAATGATTTTGATTCCTCAAACGTTGAGATGCCAAACAGTGAGGAGGTGGACAATAATGAGTAAGTACACAACACAATTAAGATTCATATGTGAGGAGCTTGCAGGACTTACAGAGTCTAGTGATGATTATACTACAGTTATTAATACTGCAAGACCGTTAATATTTAATTTTACATATCCATTTTTTACGGACTCAGCTGAAGTAATACAACAGCATCCGGAGCTTGAAGGATATAAAGAGTATTTAGAAACTAAAATATTGAAGCATTATTATGTGCGTGAAATAGGTTTTGAAACTTATGGACTTTTTAAGCTTGCACTTGATAGTAAATTAAATGAGATAATGCCATATTTTAATAAGTTGTATTTATCGGAGCTGTTAACATATGACCCACTTACAAACGTGGATGGATATGAGACAAACAACCGCTCGAAGTCGGGAGAAAACGAAAATACAAGCAGCGGAACGAGTGAAACTCACACAACCGGAAGTACACACGACGAAGGCACAACAGACACAACAACAAACACATCCGGTCAGGAGTCAGGAGAAACACACACAACCGACAAAATACATGATACCCCACAAAACAACGTCGGTGGAACTGCTGATAATTATTTATCACAAGTTAATACGTCAGACACGGATGCAAGCAGCACAAGTGCAAGCGAGACCACAGAGCATGGTACCAGTGAGAGTGACGGAACTAGTCAATCCGATACAACAGGAGAAACAACCGGAAATTCCAACGGTAATTTTTCAGAGACAGAAGATGCTACAAGACATATATATGGTAAGCATCCGGGGACTGACTATGCAGATCTTGTTACAAAATACCGTGATACATTTTTAAATATAGATATGCAAATTATTGATAGTTTAGGTGATTTATTTTTCTACTTATGGTAAAATATAAATATATTAAAAGAAGGGAGATATAAAGTTATGCACGATTTAAACAAATTTAGGTTTTGGTGTCAGAAAGTATTACCACTTGTGTATGATAATAGTTTGTCATATTATGAAGTACTTTGTAAGATACGCGATTATATTAACAACATAATCGACAACATGAACGAGATTGCAGCAGACATTGACGCACTTGAGGAACGTATGACAAAAGCTGAGGGAGATATTACAGCTATCAAACAGCAGTTAGAGGACATATCACAAACCATAGTAAATGAGGTACGTGAGTATTTAAGCACCCCACAATTTATTACAGATTTAATAAATGCACTTGATGGCAATCAAGACTTTGTAGATTTTATTGTTGATGAAATTACAAACAATGAGGATTTTTATAAAAATCTTGTTACTAATCACTATTTTGAAGATTATTTACAAGCAAATACAAGTGTAATATCTGATGTACTGGCAAGTATGACGGATTACTATGAGAGCTTAGACATATCCGCAGCAGATATTAGTACACAGCTAGCATCAGCAGGAGTTACGCAATCATATGTTGCTTTACAATCCGGGTTTACTGCTGGAGCTACTTATCGGGCTTATGTTCCAAGTGCGGTTTACTCATATACAGGTAAAGCACAGGTTACAGAGTCGGGCGGGATATATACAGTTTCAATTGATGCAACACAAAACACATGGAATACTTATATTATAGATAAATCTAACGTACAAAATAAAAACATAGGTATTAAATTTGATGCAACAGCCGGAGACATTGTATATTATAATATTAAACGTGGTTCAATTGCGTCCACTCATGACAGCGTGTCAACGGACACCGAACCAAATAGCACACTAGATCAAACACACCCTGCACAGGGTACTATATATCAGCCTAACAAGGTTAACAATGCTAATTATATGATTTTATCTGTTAATAATGCAACTGCTGACAGTATCGCACATGTATATAATCGATTTACATGGGATAGTTTAACTTCACAGTTTATTGTATTGCCTTTAAATACAGCTTATATTGTTGCGGATGATCTGACGCAAGTTGGTACAATTAGCGTTTATATTCCTAACAATGATTTAGCTAAAATTATACTTGGATTGCTAGGTGCTGAAAATAGTAATACCTCTGTTAATATTGCAAATCTTGAAAGTGTCACGGTCACAAACTCCGAAAATATAGAGCTATTAAAAAACTCTGTCAGTGATGGCAAGGCTCAGGTTGCGCAGGCTATCACAGACAAGGGAGTACCAACGAGCGCAACCGATAGTTTTGCAACAATGTCAAATAATATTATGAACATATCAACAGCATCTCACACATGGGACGTTGTGACGGAATCGTCTGGAAATATTGACTTGTGGACAAAGTACAGCCGAACCAACGGAGAATCAATTACATCATTTTTATCAAATATCGCTGCTGACATTGGTGCGCAGCTTGATGCAATAAGCACAACACAGTTTTTATTGTATTTTGATGGTGATGCGACGAATGGGTTTTATTTTGATACAAGCAATACTAAATTGCAATTTTTTATAAATTCACAGGTGCTTGCTTCGCCTTCACAGACTTTTGTATGGGATGTAAGCGACGATTATTTTTATGATGTTTATATTTTAAAAACATATAAAGGTGTATGCATTTATACTAATTCAGGGACACAGACGGACGTAATTAATGCTTTTTGTACTGATGTATCAAACCTTGATAATAGATATTGGATAAACCCCGCTTATATTTTTAAAAATGGTAACACAACGAATTTATTTAGTGATTTTGTCGGTTATGGCTCAGTTGGTACAACAGATATTGCTTTTCCAACGTATAACAATAAATACCTACTTGTTACTACGTACATAATTGTAAATCAATCCTTCGATAATCCAGAGTATCTGGAATCAATCATGTTACATATTAGTAATAAGTCATTCCGTAGTAAGTTTGCTGGTGATGATTTTACAGGTGTTTACTTCGCAAACGGTTCTACGTACAAGAATGTTTTTGCTGTATTTATATAATTAT